GCCGGGCAGTGATCCACGACCCGCGACCTGGCAGGTCAGCAGGTCGGCTCGCGCTGGCCCAGGTCGTGCGGCTCCTGTTTCCGCAGGTCAGATGAGGTCGTGCCGTCACGACCTCAGGTCGTGCCTGGAGGCGTCCTGATGGGCTGGGGAGATCAGGTCCGCGCAGCTGCGAAGCGCAAGCGGAAGCCGAAGCGCAAGCCGCTGGCCGAGCGGCTCACGGTCACCGGCGGCGGCGACTTCAAGCGCCGCGCAGCGACGGCCGCGGCCGCGCGGGACCGGCACGCCACGGCGGAGAAGAAGCGGCAGCGGGTCGAGGCGGAGCGCGCGAAGGAGAAGGCCGGCCGCCGCGCCAGGCGGGCCCGCGAGGACGCGCAGCGCCGGGCCCGGCGGCGGCGGGAGATCGAGGCGGCGAAGGCCCGGAAGAAGAAGCGGCCCGCCCGCGCCCGGCCGACGCACCCTGCCGACGGGTGCCAGGACCAGGAATGCGCCCGGCCGCCCTGCGTCGCTTACCGGGACGGCTACCAAGAGGGCTACGCCGACGGGCAGCGGGTCAGCAGTGCGTGACCTCGCGCTCGTCCTCGCCGCCACCGCCTGCTGCCTGCTGTACGCCGCGTCGCTCTACATCTGGCCGTTCGCGCCGTGCCGGAAGTGCGGCGGGTCCGGCACCAACCGCGGCAGCAACCAGCGCCGGTTCGGGGTCTGCCGCCGCTGCGGCGGGACCAGGCGGCGGAGGCGCATCGGCGCCGCTGCCGTGCATCAGCTCGTGACCAGCACCAAGACGAAAGGCTGGAGAAAATGACCGACGACGACAAAGAGGCAGCCGTGCAGAGGCTGCAGGACACCGCGAACACGCTCGCCCGCCACGCCCAGGCCCTCGCCCGCGGGTGCGCCCTGCGGGACATCGACGCGATCTGCGACGCCGCGGCGGAGGTGGTCGCCATGGACGGGCAGGTTCGCGACCAGTACAAGGCGTGGCTGGCCCGGCGCGGGAACGAGCCGGGGCTGTCAGGGCTGTCCAAGCCGAGGCTGCGGGAGGCGTGGCGCGCGGTCGACTCGCCGGACCGGGCCAGCGACGAGCCTGGCCAGCGGTCGTCGCTGTGAGTGCCGCCGAGCGGTACGCACGGGCAGTCCGCGCGATGTGCGAGCTCTCGATGAAGGAGTACGCCGCCGGGGTCATCGGTGAGACGACGGAGTCCGGGCCGCTGAACGACGCGGTCATCGATGCCGAGCGCGGCGTGCCCGCGTGGCGCCGCTGGCTGGTCCAGCGCCGGATAGTGCGCGAGCTGGATTACTGGAACCACACGGGAGGAACCGGGTGAGCGAGACGACGCGGGAGCATGTCGGCATGACCGAGCCCCGCCAGCCTGATATTCACGAATGGTTCAGCCTGAGCTACGCCAGTTACCTCACGCTGCCCCGGTCGGTCCTCCAGTCGATGCCCGACGAATGGCAGAAGCGCTTCGTCGCGATGCTCGGCGACCTCGACGAGGCTTACGGGCACCTCGACTGGCCGGCCTACCGGGTGAGCGCGGTCGACGACAGGGGCCGCTTCATCACGGATCCGATCCCGCGCTACAACCGGGGCCGCACTCGCATCCCGCCACGGCCGCCACGGCGGCCGCGCGATTTGACGACCTAGGATGCCGTCATGAGCGATGTTCCAGGCTGGGAAGGGTCCATCGGCCCGTCGCCAGGCCAGTACGGGCAGCCCCACGTCTACGCCCGCGACGTCCAGTCCGGAGCGGGGAACTGCGCCTGCGGCTGGCCGGTCGGCAATGACCGCCACGTCCAGGCCGCGCCCGGCGTGCCGGTCCCGGATCGGATGCGCACATGAGCCTGCTGCTGCCCGACCTCAGCGAGTTCCAGCCCGCCGCTGACATGGCCGGGATCCGCCGCCAGAACGGCGGCGCGGCCATCATCCGCGCCGCCTACGGCGACGAGCACCCCGACAAGGTCTTCGCCCGGTTGCGGGCCGCGGCCGCCGGCTTTGAGTTCCTGGGGATCTACCACTACATCGTCGCGGGCCAGAACATCGTCAGCCAGGCGCACGCGTTCTGCGACATCGTCGGCAAGCTGCGCCCGGGCGAGGTGCCGATCATCGACATCGAGGAGGGCGACGGCAGCCAGTACAGCCGCACCATGGACTGGGCTTCCGTCGTAGCCGCCCGGCTGTCGGCCAGGCTGGATCTACTCCGGTGAGGCGTTCGCCCTGGCGCACGGCCTGGCGCCGCTGTTCAACGGCGCGGCGCATCACACCTGGGTAGCCGCGTACGGCAGCACTGAGCCGGCGCTGGGCCACACCCTCTGGCAGTCCACCGACGGCAGCATCGGGTCGAACATCACCAGCTGGCCCGGCGCGGGCCGGTGCGACACGTCCGTGTTCCACGGCACGCTCGCCGAGCTTGCCGCCCTCATCACATCCGGAGGCGATATGCCGCTCAGCGCAGCAGACATCGAGGCCGTGGCCAAGGCGGTCTGGACGGTCGACGGGATCATCCCCGCGCCCGACGGGAACAAGGCCAACCCGTTCTGGCAGCCGCAGCGGGCCCTGTCCGACGCCGGGGTCCAGTCGCGGGCGATGGAGGCCACCATCAGGAACGGGCTCGCCGCGCTCCAGGGCACCGACGGCACGCCTGAGCAGATCGCTGAGGCCATCGCCACCGACCTCGGGCCGGAGATCGGGCAGCAGGTCGTCACGGCGCTGCAGGCGCGCCTGGCCGCGTCAGCGCCGGCATGAGCGACGCTGTGAGCGTCGTCGTGGACGATGCCGACGCCTGGGATAATCTCCTGGCTCTCGGGGCGCGGGTCGATGCGCTGTCGCGGCTCACTGCCGTACCGATCGCCGAGATGCCGGCGCTGGCCGGCGTCGCGCGCCGGGCGCTCGGCCGCGTGCTGTCAGAGCAGGAGGCGCCGTCGGCGCCGGTGGCGTTCCAGTCGGCGATCTAGACAGCGCAGAACGGCCCGGCCCCAGTGAAGGGGGCCGGGCCGTTCTGCTGTGCTGGTGTTTAGCGGTGGGACGCGCGGACCGGATTTGAACCGGCGATCTCTGGCTTATGAGGCCAGCGAGGACAGCCGAGCTCCTCTACCGCGCGAACCCAGCCTAGCTGGCCGGGGGCGCGTCCGGAGCGGGCGCGGCCGGGGCTGCCGCGGCGGTCAGCGCGGCCACGGTCGCGTCGTCGGCGCCCTGAGCCTGCAGCAGCGCGGCCGTGTCCGCGACGAGCTTCGTGGTGTCGACGCCGCCGGCCTGGAGGCCCTGGATCGTCTCCAGGAGCTGCGCCTGCGCGGCGGCGATCGCCTCGTCCTTCGTGGCGAGGTCAGCGATCTCGCCCTCCATCGCGGTGTCGGCGGCGTTGACTTCGTCCTGTGTGGTCACGATCACTCCTAGGGTTTTCTGGATGGCCGCGAGCTTCTGGTTGATCTCGCGGAGAGTGGCGGCGCATTGCACGCAGTGCAGCATGGGGTGCCTCCAACTTTCGGGCCGGAAACCTGAACCTCGGCGGCCAGGTTCAAGCTCACGAGCGTCAGCCCCCTTTCACTCGCTCGGCCGCCGCGCCCAGCGGCGACTCGGGTACCTCCACGCGGGTCAGCGGCGCCTGCATAACCGGCTCCGGAGCGGGCGGCTTCCTGACCGCCGGGGTGAGCCAGCCCGCGGCGAACGCCAGGGCCGCGGGTACCGCCGCGTAGATCTCGGCGGTCACCGTCGCGTCCACGTTGCCGTGCAGCACGTACCGGCCGAGCAGCCACACGATGATTCCGGCTGCCGCCGCGGCGCCCGTGCTCGCCTTCACCTTCGGATGTACCGGCATCTGCTTCCTCTCACCCGCGGCCGTTGCGCAGGGACGCGATCTCGCCGCGCAGCTCGTCGTTGACGCCGCGAAGGCGGGTCACCTCGCCGGCCAGGTCGGTGCCCTGCATCCGCAGGCGGGTCACTTCGCCCTGCAGCGAGATGACCTCATGGTGCAGCTGCGCGGTCTGGCCCTCCAAGGTCTTGATCGCGCCCTCGTAGATCTCCTTGGCCCGCTGGTAGGCGCCCGCGTCGACGGCGGTCTGCGCCGCCTCGGACTGCGCCCGGTTCGCGCGGGTCGAGGAGAAGAACGCGGCGCCGGAGACCACCAGGGCGAGGAAGGCCAGGAGGATCTCGACAATCAGGTTCACGGGGCGCCCTGCCCGGCTGGCCCCGCGATCTCCTCCGGCCACCCGGCGATGATCAGCACCGTCGCGGCGAACGCCAGCCATACGGCCACCGATACCCAGCCGCGCGGCGCGTGCTGCACCAGCCAGATGTCCGCGTACAGGAATCCCCAGGAGGCTTTCAGCGCGGCCGCGGCGGTGAACTGGAACCGGTCCCGGCGGAGGAGGATCCCCGTCGAGCACACGGCGCCCGTGGCCATCCAGATGATGCCCCATGCCTGCCAGGGCAGGAACAGGTCAAGGGCGCGCTGCGGCGCTGCGGTCGCGAACAGGGCGTACCCGTAGGCCACGTCGAGGATGGTGAGGAACGCCAGGAACGCGCCCCGGCGGCCAGCTCGGCGGCCCAGCCGGGACAGCAGGCCGGTCATCCGGGTCACGCGGGCGGCGCGGGCGGCTGGGCCGGGTCGGCGCGGATGGCCTGTATCCGGGACAGCGGCGCCGCGAGCACCGCGCCGGTCGGGTCGGTGAACCGCATCCACGCGCCGCCGACCGGCGTCGCGGTCAGCCCGGTAGCGGGGTCGGTGAACGACGGGTCCTCGTCCAGGACCAGCGACCCGGCGGTCACGTCATGCCAGCCGTCCGCCAGCAGCACGGACGTCAGGCTGGTCGTCACGTAATCCACTGCGCCCGCCTTTCAGCGTGTCTCAAGGAATCGCAGGCGCCGCAGCGTCTCGGCGATGGACTGGCCAATCCGGAACGGGATCTGCCCGGCCAGCACGGTGACGCGCTCGTCGCCGTCCTCGCCGATCGCGATGTCCAGCTCGGTGACCCGCAGCAGGTCATTGACGATGAGGCGCCCCGACTTGATGCGGACCGCGACCTCGTCGCCGAGCCATATATGGGCCGGGCCGCCCCAGGCGTTCGCCGCGAGCGCGATCGAGTAGGACGGGACGACGACCTCGGCGGCGGCCAGCTCGAAACCGGCCCGGCTGGCCAGGCCGGAAGAGGTCAGCTGCGTGGTGCCGACCACGTTGTCCCAGCGGCCCTCCGGGCGGGTCGCGATGTCGGCCGCCTCGGGCTGCTGCGCGGTCAGGCTCGCCGAGGAGTCCCCGGTCACCAGCAGCGCGTCGGAGAACGTGGACGGGTCGATGTTGCGGGTGAGCTGCTGCACCAGCGATGACCCGTGCTCGAGCACGACGCCGCGGCTCGTGCCGCGGAACGGGTACCAGATGTCGAGCCGCAGGTCCTGGACTCCGTAGGGCGTGATGTCCCAGTCGAACCCGGCGTCCATCTGCGCGACCGAGACGATATCGGCGGTAATGAAATCACCGGCCTGGAAGGTCAGTGTCCGCTTCACGCCGCTGCCCTGCCCGGTGCCGGCGACGATGCCGAGGTTCCCGCCAGCGCGGCCCTGCGTCGCGTTCAGCAGGCTCAGCGCGATCGCGGACTGGTCGACGGCAGTGAAGGACAGCGTGTCGGAGGAGAACAGGCGGCGGCGGGCCAGGACCGCGCGGTAGTCCATGGCGGTGACCTGCACCAGGTGCTGACTGGAGTCCAGCGTGTCAGTGGTGGGGCCGATGCGGCCCTGGAACAGCGGAGGGCCCCAGCCGCGGCGGAAGCACCACAGGTCGTCCTGCAGCTCGGTGAAGGCGGCGGCCTGCGGGTCCTTCCCGTTCAGGGTGAACGACGCCTGGTGGTTCTGGTCGGGCCCCAGCCGCAGCGTCACAGACCGGGCCGTGGCCCCGGCCAGCGCGCTCGACGGGGAGCCGCCGGGCGGCGGAGGGCCCGTCGCGAACGTCCAGTCAGCCACTGGCGGTCACGTCAGCCGCACGGCGCCGTTGACGTAAATCGTGGTGGTGTCGGCGTCGCAGTCCTCGATCGTGATCGTGCCGTCCGCGTTGAACGCCAGGTGGGGGGTGTTGTTCTCCGTCGTCGCGCCCGCCGTCCCGCAGGCCAGGCGCTGCGATGACTGGGACACCCGGTAAGGCACCGCCAGCGTGGACACGACCTCACCGTTCGTGATCGTGCCGGTCGCGTAGACCGCCATGAACTCCATGATCGTCGGGTCGCCCGGGCGCCTGCGGTACCCGGAGAACGGCAGGTCGTTGCCCGTGATCGACCAGCCGTTCGACTGCAGGCCCGCCAGTGAGCGCCAGGTGTCATTCCAGACGGTCCGCTGGTCAGAGATGTTCGCGTTGGTCACCGACGCCTGCCCGGCCGCGATCGAGATCAGCGCCAGGGTGACCGCCGAGTTCGGTTCCGCCGGGGTGCCGCCACCTACGTCGGGGAGGAGCTGCAGCTGCCAGTCGTAGGTGGTGAAGGTGCCGTTGGACAGCTTGTCGCGGATCTGGGCGACGAGCCGGTGCACCCGGGTGCCCGATACCGGGGCGGACGGGGTGACCACGTTGACCGTGGCGTCATTCCAGGCGTAGTAGATGCCCTGGTTCGTGATGTCGTCGCCGATGACCCCGGCGATCCCGGCGGCGACGTCGACGGAGAAGTTCGCGCCCGCACCGCGCTGGGTGACCGCCAGGTTGGCCGGGTTCAGCACGCCCTGGCCGTTCAGCCGCCCGACCGCGGTGTTGTACATCCGGATTTCCTGCGCCGTGAAGGTGATGTCGGCCGCGTCGGTCACGGTCTCCTGCATGGCGAACGGGGTATGGAGTGTCACGGGGCTCCTAGGGCAGCCAGGCGTTGGAGAAGAGCAGCTGGGCGACGGCGCCGGACCCGCTGGAGGGGAAGTACCGGATCAGGTTCGCGCCCGGCTCCAGGGTCAGCCACTCGGAGTTCGCGAAGTCGAGGAAGCCCAGCTGCGACTGGGCCGGGTCCGACAGTTTCAGCGCCGTCCGCGCCTGCGAGTCCAGCTCCACGTACTCCCCGGCGCCCAGGACCAGGCCGTCGGTGAAGATGATCTGATCTCCCGTGGTGTCGTTCGCGATCTTCGGGCCGGTGCACGGCCCGTACAGCCGTGCCGTCCACGGCGGCCGCATCGAGCCGCCCACGGTCACGATGGCCTCGCCGGGCGAGTTTCCCGCCGGGAAGTGCATTCCGGTCGTGATGGTGAAGTGCAGGCCCGTCGTCGGCTTGAAGTGCAGGCCCGTCGTCGGGGTGAACGCCGCCGGGATGTCGTACTCCTGCCCGGCGGTCTCCTGCCACGTCCCCGACGGCACCTTCCAGCTGATCGCGACCGCCGTCGTGACCGGGTTATCGACCGGCGCGGTCTTCGAGTCGAGCCGCACCGCCAGCTGCCGCGTCCCGGTCCACTGGTCATTGCCGACGACCAGGACCGGGCGCCGGTACGGGGCCAGCAGCGGCGCGA